GTGAAAAAAAATAAGCATGTTAATAAATTTACTGCCTGCCATCTGACCGCCGGTGAATCAATCTTCACCTGGGGTGAAGGCTACATCGGTAAAATGATGGGGCAGGGCAGGGATAAGCAGTACAACGGTGTATTAATTGTCACCGGCGTCAGGGTTGCCTTTTACCGAAAAGGTTTTTTTGGTGAGGTGATTGAAACTATACCGTTAAATGCGATCACCTCTATTGAAAGAAAATCCACGCTTGGTCACAGGGTGATAAGAATTCACACTGCCCATGATGACCTTGAGTTCAAAACGTTCAGTAAAGATTCAGAACTGTCGCTCGTTGACGCTATCGAGGTTGGACGCGGGCTCAATGCTCATATCGCCCCGGTATGTGAAGCGACAGCGGACGATCCTTATGAGCAGCTCCGAAAGTTATCGGAACTTAAAGAGGCGGGGATCATTTCTGACGAGGAGTTTCAGATCAAAAAAAGAAAATTACTGGAACTTATTTAATATTTTATTCAAATGCGAAATAAAAAACCTGCAAATGCAGGTTTTTGTCTTTTCAGGCGTTGGCCTGACTCACCACCACCGGCGCCGGCTTAACGATATAGCGCGCCAGGCTCTCGTGGGTGACAAAGGTGCAGCCGCACTGGATATTCTGGCACTGGTGGTAGCGCTCTTTGGTTTCTGCGCTCAGGTAGCGGCTGGAGCGGGCGTGGGCCGGTTTCTGGCAGATCGGGCAATGCATCATGGTGAGTTCCCCCTTTGCGTGGTGTGTAGGGGGAATATTACGCCTTTAACTTGCAAATGCAAGTTTAGATTTGAGTTTGCTCCCTTTTATTCAACAATCCCTATGGCGTCCGCCACTTTTATCTCCAGCTCAAGTGTTGTGGTGAATCCCGTGCTGTCCAGATTGTGCGTGGCTTTTGTTATAATCCAGTCTTGCTGGTTCATTATTTCCTGTCCGAATACCTTCAGCATAACCGGTGTTTCGGGGTAGAGATCGGCACGTCCTTTTGCCAGAGTGAGTTTACAAGTATAAGTTTCCCTCTGACATTTTTCCCAGGCATCTTTCGCCGCCCGTTCAGCTTGCTCCTGGCTTGCATAAAGCGTTTTTAAAGCCAGAATATTATCTTTTTTTCCAATGAGATACTCATTGTTAGCTGCTTTGGGGGGAGTACTGGTGTTTTGATGTAAGTTCTTTTTCTGCAACAGGATAACCTGCTTACTCTGTTGTAAAGGCGTCCTGGTGTCCAGCCATTGGGCAGTAACGCCTGTATAATTAAAACGATTTGCACTTTTAAATGAGTAGTTTTTACAGTCAGAGCGCAAAATAGTAATCGGTGAAATGGCCTTGCCGCTTGTAGTTGTACCTGTTCCTACTTTTAGAAAAAGCATTGTTCTATTTTTGATTGAAAACTCTGCACCGTTTCGAATAGCTAGTCGGGTAAGGAAGGCGACGTCAGATTCCTGTGACTGATCGATATGAATCGCCACGGATAATCTAGACACTTCCGAGCCGTTGATAATACTGGTTTTCATATTCTGTCGGTGACATCTGTTCGCTAGAACCATGCCGACGCTTACTGTTATAAAACATTTCGATGTAATCAAAAATATCACTGCGGGCTTCTTCCCGCGTTCCGTAGATCTTTTTCTTTATCCGTTCACGTTTCAACAACTGGAAAAAACTTTCTGCAACCGCATTATCATGGCAGTTACCGCGACGGCTCATGCTACCCTCCAGGCCGTGTGATTTCAGGAACGACTGCCACTCATGGCTTGTGTACTGACTGCCCTGATCCGAATGAACCAGCACCTGTTTTTCGGGATTACGCCGCCATACAGCCATCAGCAGTGCGTTCAGGACAATGTCCTTTGTCATCCGGGATTGCATGGACCAGCCGATAATTTTGCGTGAGAACAGATCAACAACAACGGCAAGATACAGCCAGCCTTCGTGGGTCCTGATGTAGGTTATGTCCGTTACCCAACGCTCATCAGGAGCATCCGGATTGAACTGTCGCTGGAGCCTGTTGGGTGACACGATACTGGCCTCGCCTTTACGTGCCCGCGGGCTTCGGTATCCGACCTGAGCCTTTATTCCGACACGTTTCATCAGTCTCCAGACTCTGTTTACTCCGCACTGTTGCCCGCTGTCACGCAGATCCAGATGGATTTTGCGATAACCATAGACGCATCCCGATTCCAGCCAGAACTGTTTAATCTGTCCTGTCAGTCTCAGGTCTGCCTGATGGCGTTGTGAATGCGGCTGCTGAAGCCAGGCGTAAAAACCACTGGGATGAACATCCAGCACCCGACAGAGCAGGCGAACAGGCCAGCAACAGGAGTTGTCACGGATAAAGGCGTACCTCAGTCGGACAGCTTTGCGAAGTACGCCGCGGCTTTTTTTAATATGTCCCGTTCGTCGGTAACCCGTTTCAGCTCTTTCTGGAGACGGCGGATCTCGGCCTGAGCATCTGACTGTTCTTTATTAGTGGAAGAATCCGGACCGTACTTCTTTATCCAGGCATAAAGGCTGTGGGTGGTGATATCGAGACGTGTTGCAACGCTGGCAACAGAATAACCGCGATCAACAACCTGTTTGACTGCTTCAGTTTTAAACTCTTCAGGATAACGCTTACCGCTCATGGGCACCTCTCTTTAAGTCATCTTAAATGACTCTGAGGTGTCTGTTAAACGCGTGGCGATTCAATATGGGATACGGAAATATTCTTTAACCCGGGCGCTACGTTATAAAAAAGACCACTTTTTTCTGCGATTGTATGAACAATGTCTTCAATGGTCGTGTCGTGCCAGGAGTAATCCTTTTTGGTATTGAGATTACCATGTAGATCTGCGCTGCAGGCTTGTATCTCCATATTATCAGGAACACCGCTGTAGTTTATCCAATCTATCTTATAGGAGCCTTTATATTCCAGAATACTGCCTTTCCAGCCAAGATAAACTGCTATTAGTTTGCTTGTTTCCGGAAAGAACAGTGTGTTATCAGTATCGGAGAGCTTAATATTCAAGCTATCAGCATTAAAGCTGCGATTATCAATAAGACTAAGACTTATAAGCCGCTGCTTAAAGTAAGTGCTAATATCTTCACCGCCTAAATAGATAACGAAATCTGGCATGGCCGTTCCGGCCAAGCCATCCAGTGTCTGTCTCACTACACTGGTTGCAACGTTAATATTGCCATTTATGGTATCAATAATTGCGTTCGACATCAGCTCGCTCCCGTCATATTTGAAACTAATTCACTGAGTTGGGTACCCGCATTTTTTGCAGTAACCGCCAGTTGCTCATCAACACGAATAAGCTCAACTGTGAAGCTAATTTTACGGGGGCTACCGTCCGGTAACAGTTCAGAGCCAGTTTCAGTTACATTGCTAATCACAAACATGCCATAAATGGTGCCATTACCATCTAATAGTGGCCAGCTAAGACCGAGTTCAGCCATCTGGCGCAGCAGCGCTAGCGTTACCTTACCACCGGTGATTTCCGGGTATAGATCTCCGGTGAGATTGATTTTCTCTTGACCCTGGCCAAGATACTGATAAGCATCACGGGTTCCTATACGGCTATTAGAGTTCCAGCTGTAACTGGCATCATGCTTAAATGTTTGATAGGGCAATGTCCGGCGTTCGAAAACGAAAAAACCGAGAGCTAGCATCATAAGAGGTTTCTCCTGGGCTTTAATAGACGAGTGATGTCAGATGGTTAGAGTATTTTTCACTCTGAAATCGTTCAAGCTGGGTACGAATGTGTGAGGCAATATCCTCTGCGCTGGCCTGCTCTGCTGTTATCTGAAGAGTAATATTCTGAGTGCTCCGATCTGTAATCGTCCGACTGGCTTGCGGGATTACCGGCTGATATGCGCTGGTGCTGAGAGGAACAATCTCTTTCTGCAAATAGAAATTGTCCACGTAAGCATTATTATCACTTACTGGCAGGGTATCCGCGGTTTTCGACGTCTTATCTTTCAGATGCAGGTACTCAAGCACTGAGCTAAATGCATCTTTTACGCGTCTGATTGCCATCAAAGATTGAGTCATTGAATCGGCCAGTATTTTTCCAAGTTTTTCTCCACTGTCCCGAAATGCATCAAGTGTTTGCTGGGAGGATTTTACTGGAGTAATCAGATTGCTAAACCAGCCGGAGATACTTTGTAATCGTTCATCTAACCAGTTAAAAAGTGGTTTTAACGGTTCAAAAACTCCCTTGAAAAAAGTGCTTAACGGTTCCCAGTATTGACGGATAAGTAGAGCTGCTCCTGTTATGGCCGCGACGACGGCAACAACGGGCCATGAAAGTGTGCCTATTGCCAGCGCAACATCTTCAAAAATAGGTACCAGAAGCGAAGCTGTGGTCATAATCATATTAATTGCGGTGATTACCGGGGCTGTAACGGTTCCAATTACGCCAATGACGCTGGCGACAATGGTCGCTGCGGCTGCTATGTTGCTGAATATCTGCACCAGCTCCTGATTCTTTATGACCCAACTATCAAGTTTTAACAAAGACTCTGTCGCGGTTTGCACCAGTTGGCGCAAGGAATCGGCTTGAGGTGCAAGCCAGTCGGTGCTCAGCTTTTCTTTTGCAGCAACTAATTTAGCGATATCGTCATCCAGATTCCCCGCGTTAGGTACGGTGGCTATGGGAGAATCTATTTGATTAGCGGGAATTGCTGCCGGATTTACCGAGGCGCTATTTTTGGCATTCGCGGCAGCTCTGGGGGCAATGATCGTATTCGCAAAAGCGAATCCCCGTTCACCTCGTGATTTCACGGCTGCGGCAAGCGCAGTGCGCTGCTGGTATTGATCTTTCACTGTGCTAATCTTTTGCTTCAAGGATGTGAAACGCTTTAATTTTTCCTGCTGTTGCTCAAGATCTGCTGATGTATGCGTAATTGATTTCTGTAGCTGCAGTTCACTTTCTGCCAGATGTTGTGTATTAATGCCTGCAGCTTTCAGCTGTAAGTTCTGGCGCTGAAGTGAAAGTTGTAAATCTGTATACTTATCCGCTAAATTCCGAACATTGCTGCGGGAAGTATTCATGGCGACAATCTGCTGTCGGGATGGTTGCGACGTAGTATTAACTGCGATTGCTCGTTCCCTGGCATTCGCTTTTGCCATATTCATCGCTTTTTGCGTCTTAATAAGTTCGCGCTGTGTGACCAGTAGTTTTTCGATTTGACCGGCCTGAGCTTGTAAAGAGGCCAGCTTCTGCTGGCTAGAGTCAACGCTGTTTTCCAGTGACTGACTTGTCATCTGAAATGTTTTAAACGGCCGTTTTATCAAATCAGCCGCCTTAAGCAGCGCCTGGAGTGTTGTGATGTTACTCATTGGTTTGCCCGCTTCGTTGTAGCGCTTTTTCGCGCCAGGCTATGAGCTCGGAGAGCCTCATGGGATATAGGGCGGAAGGTGGCCAGTGGAAAATCACGGCAATATCCGCCATCAGATCATCGGCTGATAGATTGTCCGGAAACGTTACTGCGCCGACGTCGGCGACAAAAAACCGACCACCTCACCTGCCAGCGCGATTAGATCGGGAAGATCGAGAGTAGCGATTTCCTGCTCAGTCAGAGACGGTGACGTAATTCGGGGCAGGACTTTAATAAGTGCATCGACCTCAGAACCCGCGAGGGCGGCGAGACTGACGCCGCGCAGGGCCCCTGCAGTGGGTTTGATGAGTGTAATTGAATCAATGAACTGTTCACCGCGTTTAAGTGGGGTTTCCAGAGTGACGGTATGGCCTGTGATTGTGTTCATATATTTCCTGTGCTTATTATTGACGAGCCGGCCAGCAGCTATGCTGGCCGGGAACAGATTACAGTCCGATGTTGCGGCGGTGCTGTTCGAGACGGTCAACGCCGTTGATCTTCTCGATCATGTTGACGGTGTCGATCTCCACCAGCTCTTTGCCGTCGATGGTCAGCTTGAAGTAGGTGCAGACCACTGAGATTTTCGCCTCGGTGTCTTCACCCGGCTTGTTTTCGCCGGTATCGATCTCTTTCTGGCGGCCGCGCATCACGACTTCAACAGCGCTGGTATCGCCGGTGTCGTCGCGCTGGTAGTAGCCGGCGAAGCGGATCGGCACGCCGTCGATGCTGGTGGCGGCGTACATCTCCCAGATGACGGAGTCCGGGAAACCGCCGAGGGACCACTCCATGGACAGGGCATCGTCATCGAGACCCATATCAATCGGCGCGCTGCCGTTCATGCCGGCCCCGCGGTAGTTCTCAATTTTGCGGGTGAGCTTCGGCAGCGTGATGGATTTTGCGACCCCCTGGTAGCTGTAACCATTGAGGAACACGTTCATTAATTTCAATTTACGCGGCATTGCCATGGATCAGGTTCCTTATTTGCTGTTGACCGAAGAGGCCAGGTTCGCCAGGTACTTATCGGTGATGCGCTGGCGCAGGGTCAGATTTTCCAGAGGCGGAACCGGGGTATAGTCGTAGTCGATATACAGCTTGCCGGCCTTCAGGGTCTCCGCATCGTTCGCGTCCTCATCGAACCAGCAACTGGCGTCGATGATGTAGCCGTTGGTTTTCAGCTCGCGGAACTTAGCGTTAATACCGTCGATAATGTCGCGGATAAGCGTGGCAGTAACCGGCTTATCGACCGCCCACATGTGGCCTTCGGCCATGGTGTCGGCCACGATCTGCGCGGTGCGGGTGTAGTTTTCAAACTGGAATAGCGGGTCATCGGCACAGGTGCGGTTGCCCCAGAAGCGGAAGCCATCTTTGCGCACGAGGGTCGTTACGCCCGCTTCGTTCAGCAGATCGGCATCGGTACCGGACGCCTGCAGATCCCAGAAGACCGAGGCGGTCATGCCGGTTACGCCGTTGACGCCGACGTTGGACAGGGTTTTGTGCCAGCCGACGGTCTGATCGATGTAGGCGCGCAGGCCCATCGCACGAGCGGTAGCATAAGCCTGGCTGCTGGTGTTGTTAACCGTGTCCCAGCTCAGGAAATCCGGCCAAATCAGCATCAGTTCGCGCTGGCTGAAGTTTTTGCGGTAGTCGATGGCGTCGGAAACGGTTTTACATTCCCAGCCGCCAATATAGCCGAAGGCGCGCAGCTGCTGGCAAATGGCGGCCAGCGCCGTCGCCACTTCCTGGCTATCGAGCCCCGGTACGCCGAGGATGCGCGGCTTAACGCCGGTGACGGCTTCTGCACTGAGCAGGGCCTTCATGCCGGTATAGTTGCCGCTGGCATCGGTAGTGCCGATGATGTTCGAGATGGTCTGGGCCTTCGCCGCTTCTTCGTCATCACCTTTACCTTCTTCGACGCGAACCACGACGGTAACGGGTTTCGCCTGGTCGGCAATAGCCTGCAGAGAAGGGGCGAGGGTGCCCTTGGTGCCCGCTTTACCGATCGCGCTCTGCACGTTGGTGATCAGGACCGGTACGTTGAGGGGAAACATTTCTGCATCGGCGTCGCTGCCGGTACAGACCATGCCGATAACGGCGGTTGATACAGTTGAAATGACGCGGGTGCCGTCGTTAACTTCGACAACCTGTACGCCGTGGTGGTAGTCACTCATCCAATTTACTCCGTGGTGTTGGGGTGAGTGCTATTTTCCTTTTTTTTGCGGGTTGGGCTATTTGTTGGGGTTGGGGGAGAGATGGCACAACGTAGGGGGGTATTTATCTTATTAATTTTAATGACTTCAATGAAATGAGTTAAAAAAGATGGGGGGATATTGAAATTATTTTTATATAACCATTAATTAGTAGGGAATGCTGCATGTATGATCTGGATGGCAGGAATGCGCATAATTTATTTTATATGGAATAACGCCCGATAGAAATCATCGGGCATCATAGTTTTGAGGTGTCTTAATGATGAGCGCTGTTAAATGTTTGGTTTAGTCGGCCAGTTGATGTTCGGTGTTGTACTAATATTCACTCGATTCAGAAGAACCCTATACTTTTTCCATGTTAGCAACTGTTCTCTTTCACCATCTGTTGCAATATCAAGATCCATTGCATCCTGTAAGGGCAATATGATTGAGTTAACTTCAGCCATTAGTTGATTTTTCATTTTCCTTGCTTTTTCTATCAGATTTTCCTGAGAAGGTGCTGGAGGATCTGATAGAACTGGATAACCATGGTTATCATATGTTATGATTTTTCCTTTGGATTGACCTGATAATAATTTCCTGTGCTCTTCATCAGTAATTTGAACTGCATTATCAGGCCATTGTGTATAATCATGTCGCATTGAGTCATGATAAAATCCACCAGTTTTTTTACTATAAAAATAACCCATTATTATCTCTCCTTACCAGCCAATAGCAATCCAGTCGGCGCCAATTTCTTCTTTGTAGACATGGGCAGTAAAACCCCATTGGTCTCTTCCGGTAGCACTAATGTTTGATGTGCTATCTGCACCATGATAAGAATTGTTCTGGCTTAAACATACTGCAGCGCAGGCGTTTGGAAAACCGATTGGGAAATTAACTCGAAGATCGTCTCCTGTTCCAACGCTTCCAAACTGAATAATTAAACCGGTGCTTGCGCATTTCCACCAACCGGGCCATCCCATCCCAGCAGTTGATACTTTGGATAATGTTCCGTTTACATAATCCCATGTGGCTCTATTATTGATATCATTATCTCTGGCAGTAAGATTTACTTGAATTGCATCCCATAGCCACTGTCCGGAGGGATTCCATCTAGTTCCCCAAATGTTTCCGTCAGTAGTCATATAAGCATTTCCAGAATAAACTGCATTTGTAGAGTGAATATCACCGTGTACGGTAATCCATTCAGGATGAATCTCTGTAATTTTAATTCCATTAGCGACTAGATAAAAGGCTCCATCTTCCTCTTGTTGAATACCAGTATCATTATCTCCAAGAGTAATTGAGCTTCCGGACAAAATATTTTCAGTATTAACACCAAAGGATGATGTTTGTGGCAAGTTTAGCTTGCCGGTCATTGTGTCACCGGCTTTGCTCACTGCTCCTACATCAGTGGCGGTGGGAATATTAGCTGAGTTATAATCAATGACCCAGGATACCTCAGTTGAAGGGCCTTTTGTCCAGTTTTGCCGATATGCAATTTCACCATGATGTGAATAATAGTGTTGAAGCCAAGTGTCTCCCTCTATTTTAACAAATAAAAATCCAAAGGCATATAAAGCATCACCATTTTTGTTTTTCGGAAAGTCTGAGATGGTATCACTTTTTGTTACGGCAACCTGCCACCAGCCTGATTGATTTGCTGCGGCCATAGTCATTCCATCTTTAATCTGTCCCCGAATTTTAATGGGAAAGGCGCCTAAATCATCTGGCGATAAAGTAATGTCAGTAGACAGAGGGTGTCCGTTGATTTTACGCGTAGAGGGTACTCTTCCATTAGCATTAGTATTTACGGCCTTTACGGCCTTGGGCGTAGCAGCCAACGATTCCGAATCACTATCTGTAGCACTGCTCAGTTGAGTAAACCCTTTCTCCTTAAGCGTTGCATCCGGATGACGTCGTGACTTTTCATGCTCTGCAATTTTGTCATCAACATAATCCTGAGAAGCCATCACAGTGGTTGAGTCAATTGTGAGATCGACAGAAGCAATATCTGAAAGCATAATAACCATGCGCACTGTTTGCGCCCGGCCTGAGCCCTCTTCAAGCTTTGGTTTGTAGCTTTCAGCCATGTTTCCGACAGCCAGTAGGGTTCCTGCATCATCATAAATCCCCATTTCTCGCATCCAGAACCCTCCCGTTTCAGGTGGAATGATCAGTTCTGCGATAACGTAGTTTTTATGCTGATTATCCTGACTGATTTTATTCAAAGCATGGCGCCAGACTTCCTTCACCAGCTTTGTTTGATTGGCATCGGGTTCAGGTAGTTTGCCATTACCATCGCCAACGGCCATCTCAGTAATATTGACTTTCTTGCCACCGGAAGTTAGCGCTGCAGCAAACTTTTCTGCACCGGCTTTAGTTACAATTGTTCTAAATTTCGTTGCCATATTTATCTCACTTAACCTGGGTAAACAGTGATGATGTTACCGTCGTAATTCAGGGCACCGGTGTATAAGAAACCGGTGACATCCTGGATAATATTAAGACCAATTAAATGTCTGCTTGCAGGTTTAGCATCAGCAATAACCCGCTCCATCTCCTGATACATCTCTTCACTAATGCCAGTGTCGAGGACGCCGATATCAAGACGAAATGTGCCCGCAGGATCGTCAGTTTCCCACCACTCTGTAACTTTGAGCAGATAACCTAAAGGTTCAACAACACGTCTAATTGCTCCAATAGTGCCTTTGTGGCTATGGATAAAAAACGCATTACGGATCACTTCACGCTTCGTTTCTGTTGGCCAGTTTTCATCCCACCGGTCAACGGAGAACGCCCATGCAAGCCAGGGTAAAAGTTCGTCAGGGCATGTTTGCGGATCCCACAGCTGGCGTAAGGGAACCGGGATCGTTTCTATCCCGGCAGCCGCTTGAGTAGCAGCTATCTCTAATGATGACGACCCAACGGGTAAGAGGCGAGATTCACTCATCCGAGCCCCCATTCGCTATCTTGTAGTCGGTACACCAGGATGCCTGTGAACTATCCAGCACGATATCCTTTTCCGGGGCCGTCAGTTCTACGCGTTGAACTCCCTCTACATGCAGTGCGGCATAGATTGCTGATTTGCGGATATCTCGGCCAAGTCGGTGCTGCGAATTGATATAGGCTTTCAGCTGAGCCTCTGCTGTTTTACGGATCGGTTCTGCTTCCGGACCGGGATAGAAGTAGAGAGTGGCATCAATTGTGTACGGCACTATTTTTGCGCTTTGTACTGTTACCCGATCAGCCACGGGGCGAACATTTTCTTCATTGAGCGCCTTCTCGACGATATTCAGTAGCTCTTTGCTGGCGGTACCATCGCCGTCGCGTGCCAGTACGCTTATCGTAATATTGGCGGGCTCAGGGCTAATGACAGATATGTCTGCTACTCGACCATCAGCGCTACGGCCATGATATTCATAGGAGCCTGTTGGCCCGGCTACGCTCAGACTTTCAAACGCCTGCTGTGCCCGCAGGCGAAGATCCGTATCGGACTCCATCACCGGCGGCGTAGGCGGAATGGTGGTATCGTCGCCCGGCGCGATAGTCAGCCGTTCGGTATTGTTGTTGGCCGCCATCACATCGAGATCGCTTCCCTGCGCATAGGCCAGCATCACCGCCCGGGCGGCTTCGTTAACCCGCTGGCGCAGCAGGACTTCGCGATAGGCGTTCTCTTCCAGAAACTTGGTCAGAGGCTCAGACTCCAGCGCCAGCGTGCGGCTTACCGCCTCCTGCTGGTCCTCCGGCAGCAGAGAGATGAGCCGGGCTTTACGTTCGGCAAGAATGTTTTCATAGTCCAGCTCCTCGACCACATCGGGGGAGGGCAGCTGGCTCAGGTCAATAATCGGCATGATTTAACTCACTGAAAGGGTTAATGAAAGGGATTCGCCGCTGCTGCGCAGCTCGCCTTCGAGATTGACGACCATCTGGCCGTTAAACTGACGTTCTGTTGTTACGGCGCTGAGCTGGACGCGCGGCTCCCACTGGAGAACGGCCATATAGCAGGCGACCATGATCTGTAGCTCCAGCGCGGGGGTTTGCGGCTGGTCAATCATTGCCGACAGCAGCGAGCCATACTGGCGGCGCATCACCCGCGACCCCACCGGCGTGCGTAAAATGTCGCTGAGGCTCTGTCGGATATGATCCGTGTCGGTCAGTGAACGGCCGCTGCTGCGGTTCATGCCGAGATAGCGAATGCTCATAGTGGTGCTCCTGTTTTGCCGCCGCTGTCGCCCGGATGGAGGTGGGTGTGCAGGACCTTACCGTTGGACGACAGCGCGCCGCCTTCGTGGGTTATGTTCCCCTGCATCGTACCGCCCTGCTGAACCTCCAGCGTGGCAGTGATTAGCTTGTGGGTGCAGACCACCTCGGGCGCGTCCAGCGTGATGCGGCTGCTGGCGTTGACGGTGACCTGTGGGACCGTCACCGTGACGGATTCGGAGGCGGCGATCTGCGCGGTTTTAATACCTGATACCGCGAGCGCGCCGGTCTCCGGCTCGTATTCAAAAACGGCGCCGTCGGGAAAGACGATGCGGTGCGCGTTTGCGGAGGCCGACGGCGCCGGGGCGTCATCAGAGAAGATACCCGGCAGGATAAATGCCGTATCCAGCTCGCCGCCGATGGCCAGCAGCAGCACCTGCTCGCCGATGGAGGGTGCCCACCAGCTGCGGGCTTTTCCCGCCCGCTGGGTCAGCCACGGGAGCCAGTCGGTCAGCAGGCCGCCGCTCTGCACCCGGCAGCGGCCGCGCTGCAGGTCAATTTCGCTGATGACGCCGATGCGGATAACGTTGCGCATCAGGCGGCTAAGGTCGTAAATGTTGTCGTATATATTCATAGGAGAAGGATGCCGTTGAGGGGTTGTCGTCGCAATCAGATGCCATTCGCCGGTCGGCTACACAACAGTCGGGGCAGTTATTCCGCCCAGCGGCTCACCAGTTCGCCGTGCACGTACAGCTCTTTGGGCCGGGTGACCGGTGGCTCAGGCAGCGGTTCGGGTAAATCGGTGGCGTAAAGCGCTCCGTCACTTTCGGTGACCAGGGTGCGCTCGGTGAGCTGCAGGGTCAGGGTGAGGTTCTGGCCGCCCTCTTCGCTGCTTTCGGCACGCCAGCTGAAGCCGCTTTTTTGCTCCTCGCCGCGGGTCATAATGTCCGGCTGGTTATCGCGCAGCCACGCGATGACCGGCACCAGCAGCGTATTGATATCCTCCTTAAATCCCTCCAGCCGCAGGGTGAGGGGATACTGCTTCTCATAGGAAAGCGAGGTGGCTGCGGTCGTCACGACGGTGCCGCCGGTTACGCTTACGGTCAGCATGTCGGGATTGGCGGCAACCGCAGGGACGGCTTTAAGCAGCGCGTCGCGAAGGCTAGCGGGTTTCATCATGGTCTTGCTCCTGGCAGTGTTTGATCATTTCAATCTGGATAGCGCAGCGCGCGAGCGCCTGCTCAAGCTGGCGAATGTCGGCGCTCAGGTCGCCGTTAGTGGTCGGGCTGCTTGCCGGCATCGGGCAGAGCGTCACCGGCGGGCAGCGGTTGTAGACAGCGACCGGCGGAGGCGCAGGCTGGGCGCTGGTGCATCCGGCGCACAGCATCAGGAAGAGCGCTGCCGTACCAGCGGCGCGCGTCGCTATTTTCATTAAGTAGCCTCGCAATCGTCTGTTCCCGGCGCGCGGAGGCGTCCGCCGCCGCGTTGAGTTTTTGCCGCCACGCCTGCTGGAGGGCATCGCTGCGTTTTAGCCTGTCGTCGAGGGCGGCACGCTCGGCGTTTAGCCGATCGAGATTGAGCTTCTGCGCGCCCGCCAGCTGGCTGGCTTCCTTCAGATCGCGCCTGAGCCTGTTGTTTTCAATCCGGGTAAACAGCAGGGCCAGAGTGGCGGCGAGCAGCAGGACAATAGCGATCCTCATGACGCCCCCTGCAGGCACCGGGCGCGTTCGCGCTGGCGCCGTTTTTCGAGACCGGGGCTTTTTACGCCGTTGATATACACCCAGCGCGGCAGCTGCTCGCAGGCCTGGCGCCACTGGCGGGCATTGAGCAGGGCCGTCAGCGTCGAGCGGCAGGCGGCGCCTGCGCCAACGTTAAAGGTGAAGCTGACCAGCGCGTCGTAGACAGGCTGCGGCATCTGTACAGGAATACAGCGCTTCAGGCGCTGTTCAACCTGAATCACGTCAGCCACCAGGTTGACAGCTGCCTCGCGCTCGTTAATGGTCCTGTGCGGCACGACACCCGCCGTGTGGCCGATGCCCGATGTCCATACGCCGGCGCTGCAGCGGTAGGGGCGCAGCCGGCATCCCTCAAGATCGGCCAGCAGAGCCAGCCCCTCCGGCGAGGTGTGGAGCCGGTGATAGTCCGGGACCAGCGCGGCGAGTGCCAGCACGGCCGCTGCCGCGCAGCGGGTGGCTACTTTGTTCATCGCCTCTCCTTTTTGTCGCGCAGCTCGGCCAGGTAGCGCCAGGTTTTATGGCGATACCAGAAGTTGACCAGCGCAGTGAAGATGGCGCACAGGCTGCCCGTCAGCAGGGCCAGCTTTTCCGCCGTCTGTACGCCAAAAAAGGCCAGCAGCATCGATAGCCAGTAGGTAAGGAAAGTGCTGATTTTGTCGACGCTCAATCCCATAGGTTGATGCTCTCGGCGGTCGGCGCGCTCTGCACCTGCGGAAGCTCGACGGCGGTGCCGTAAGGAATAAGCGGACCGGCGTCGGCCAGGCCCGGATTGGCGGCAAGCACTGTTTCAAAAACGCCGGCGCTGCGTCCGTAGTAACGAACGCAAATAACATCGAGGGTGTCCCCCTGTTGTGCGATTACCTGCATCTGTTTAGCCTCGCTGTGGGTGAGAAAAGGGTATGCAGATAGTGTCTTCGGGAAGAGGGAGAAGGGCCATTGATGCGGGGCGGGTCATCCCTGGCACAACAGCGCCAGGGGAGTTCAGTGCTTTATACTGACGAGGTTTTGACGTTAGCTCCTTTTCATTCCGCTTTGTAAAACAGCGTGTCGTCAGGTTCGCTATTTTCACTGTTCGCCAGATCGGCAATCAGGCTTAAGGCGAGCTTGAGATCCGTAGGCTTGCAGTTGGCTAGCAGAGAAACCTCTGCGATAAATTGCACGCACGCCCATCTGTACTGCGTCCGGTTGACCTGTTCCCCAACCATGAATCTCTCTTATACGGTTACTGTATATTTATACAGTGTGCGCCGGGAGACCGGTAGAGATCAAGGGGTGAAAGTCCCCGACCATTGAAGGACCAGCAATCCACAAGGTCCCCGAGTCATGCGTTGCATACCGCGAGGTATGGGGCGAAGCGTTGACAGGGGTGTTGACAGGCCAGCCATTGAGCCACGAAATCTATATTAAATTACCGGGTGCCGACGTTGTACTGTTAACGGAAGGCAACATCATAGGGTGCGATACTGCGAGTGCCACATGGACCCGGCGGGGTCTGAGACCCTGGCATGTCAATACGATCTCTACGCGGGAACCGGGAGATCTCCCCCTCTGACCATCTGCCAGTGTCGGAGATGGCCCGCACCGGGAAGACGAGGAGTCATAGCCGGTGATGTACGGAGAGGAGAAGTCGGACTCGCTCATAGTAGCGGCGAAGCAGGCGAACAACCCGAAAGGAGCGGAGTCAGTGGAGCGAAGGAGCGGGGCCAAGGGGAACGCGGAACAGCCACACATGCGCCGGACACAGAGCCGGGAAAGCATGTCACAGAGGCTGTCACGCGTGCGGGAAGCTGCGAAGCAGCGGAAGAAAGAACGGTTTACAGCATTGTTCCACCTGCTGACAGTCGAAGCACTGGAAGCCGCATTCCTCTCCCTGAGCAGGAAAGCGGCCGCCGGAGTGGATGGCATCAGGTGGATGGACTACGCCGGAAACATGAAGAACAACATAACAGATCTGCACCGGAGGCTACATCAGGGCAGCTACAGGGCGCATCCCGGCAGGCGTCACTACATCCCAAAAGCGGATGGAAAACAACGCCCGCTCGGCATCGCCTCGCTGGAGGACAAGATCGTCCAGTATGCGCTGGTGAAAATCCTGAACGCAGTCTATGAAAACGACTTTATGGGGTTCTCATACGGGTTCAGACCCGGGCGAAGCCAGCACGATGCACTGGACGCACTGGCCACAGGGCTGGTACGCACTAACGTAAACTGGGTACTGGATGCCGACATCAGTCAGTTCTTCGACAGGGTGAGCCACGAATGGCTGATCAGGTTCACAGAGCATCGGATCGGCGACCGGAGGGTAATCAGGCTCATACGTAAGTGGCTCACAGCCGGGACGTCGGAGGAGGGTCAATGGCGAGCAACGGAGGAAGGCACCCCACAGGGTGCGGTCATCTCACCGCTGCTGGCAAACATATACCTCCACTACGTCTTCGATCTGTGGGCGCATCAGTGGCGACGTCGCTATGCCACAGGCAATGTGGTAATGGTCAGATACGCCGATGACATCGTCATCGGGTTCGACAAACGATACGATGCCCGGCGCTTCCGTATAGCCATGCAGCGCAGACTGAGGGAGTTCGGACTCACGGTTCACCCGGAGAAAACCCGTCTGATGGAGTTCGGCCGCTTCGCTGCCGAAAACCGTGCCATCAGGGGAAAAGGCAAACCAGAAACGTTCAACTTCCTCGGGTTCACGCACATCAGCGGGAAAGATCGCAACGGCAGGTTCATGCTGATACGAAAGACCCGCCGGGATCGGATGACGGCAACTCTGAAAGCCATCAAAGACGGTCTGCGAAGGCGCTGGCATTACTCAATCCCCGAACAGGGAAAATGGCTCAGGAGAGTGGTTCAGGGATACCTGAACTATCACTCGGTACCGGGCAACTTCCCCACCATGCAGAAGTTCAGGACACACGTAACAAACCTCTGGCGCCGGGCGCTCAGGCGCAGGAGCCAGAAGGATGATACGACCTGGACGAAAGCAAACAAACTGGCAGCCGCATGGCTACCAAGGGTTCGGGTTCTTCATCCATGGCCTGTGGAGCGGTTCACCGCCAGACACCCGAGGCAGGAGCCCGGTGCGTAAATCGCGCACGCCGGGATCTGTGCGGGGGGTATTCGGTAACGGGTATCCCTACCGCGACAACACATGTCATTTCGGTATGCGAAAAAAATAGCAAAATATGTGCATGACTTATCTTGCTGATATAGATAGCCATTTATCTTCTACGTTCTATTGCATCACCGTAGTGCTTTATCTGAACCCATTACGCGCAACCAGCGGGTTAACCTCTTCCTCTGCCATCGGTTAAGCGGCACAAATAGGTCCTCCGGCAGAAAATCGACGCCGTCTGGCGTACAGTTAGTGACAGAACTCCAAGACGGTCCGCTCTGCGCGCACACTTCTTCCCGAGCCTGTACACCATTCTGTGTAAATGCCTTTTCTCAGAAGTGACCGTCGAGGCGGTCACCGAACTCGATGATAAAACGGCTCATTGCCATGCGCCAGTC